TCAACAGCACGCGCCTGGACAGCGTGATCGTCCCCTCCAATGTCAGCGCCGCTGTTGAACAGACCACCAACAACAAGCTCGACATCGTCCAGTACCAGGTACTCCTGAACCCAACCATCACAGGCGGTACTTGGTCCACGCACTTCAACAACAACGTCCAGTACAACACCACAATCAGCAGCTTCACCGGTGGCACCGAGATCGCCGGCGGCTACCTCACGAGCTCGTCGTCCCTCGACCTAGGCAGCATCACGGACTTCAACTTCCAACTCGGCCGCACCATCTCCGGCACCAGCGACGTCCTCCTCATTGCAGCTGTTCCCACCAACGACGCCGCCAAGCTGTTCCTCGATCTGGCCTGGTTCGAGATCGTCTGATCAAATATCTTTTACAAGCTCTTGCAGCCTTACGTCATAGACCTCGCTCAGAGCTATCAGCTTCATCACTGAAACCTCTATTTCACCTTTCTCTAACCGCGAATATGCAGCTTGACTAATCCCCAATCTCTCTGCAACTTCAAACTGCGTAAGCTTGTGGTACTCCCGTAGCGCTCTGATACGCCTACACAAAGTCAGCTGCCTATGAATCGCCAAGTGCTGTAACCGCTCTGTGCATAAACCTAACCAAACGCACAAGAACCGGTAAGCTCTTAAGCATGGAAACATCAGTATCCAGGTACGACTTCGCTCCCATAACTGGCAGCGAGACCACCCCCGAGGGCTACCTCCGGGTCTGGTGCCGTGCTGCCCGCTCGGGCACACAGCTCTACCGCCGTGCTGATGGCTCCCAAGTCCGCGAATACCGCCCTCCGGAGGAGGTCAGTAACCCGGACTCCCTCTCCACGTTCGGCATGAAGCCCGCAACGTGGGGTCACCCACCTGTTCTTCTCGACTCCGCCAACACCAAACAGTTCCAGGTCGGCTACTCCGGTAGCCAGGTCCGGTACAACGACGGTTTTGTCGAAGTCGCGCTCGTCGTCACCGACGCCGACGCCATCGAGAAGATCAAGCGCAAGGATGCCACCGAGGTATCCGCCGGCTACAAGGTCGACTTCGACCCAACCCCCGGGATCACCCCCGAGGGCGAAGAGTACGCCGGCGTCCAGCGCAACATCCGGGTGAACCACATCGCCATTGTCCCCCGCGGCCGGGCTGGCCCGGAGGTACGACTCTTGCTCGACCGAATGGATGCAGCCGATGCTGTAGCCGCCTTCCCCGAGCACGAAATGGCGCCCCAGTCCAGTTCAACTGCATCTCCCGTTATGGCAACCGTCAAACTCGACGGCCTGGAGATCGATCTGCCCGCAGAAGCAGCCAGCGCGGTCCAGTCCTACTCCCGGGACATGGGGCGCCAACTGCAAGCACTCACCACCGAGCGCGACGAGCTTGCCACCAAGCTCGATTCTCTGCAGGCCGACTTCGACGCTCTGGCCTACGACAAAGAGGCCGCTGAAGGTCGCGCCGACGCTCTCGAGGAGCAGCTCGCTGCTTCCGGTGAAGCCCGCATCGATACCGCCGAGCTCGACCAGCTCGTCGCCGAGCGCCTCGCCACCCTGCAGCGACTCGCCCCCGCGTTCACCGAGGACTTCAAGTTCGACGGCATCGACGACGCCTCCCTGTACGTCCAGGCCTTCGAGAACCTCACCGGCTCCGCCCCGCGCGAAGACGCCGAACCCGCCTACATCCAAGGCGTGGTTGAAGGCATCCTCGCCGCCCGAAGGCGACGAGGAGACCAAAGAGGACGCCGATTCCGACCGCGCCGACAGCACCACCGCCCTGCGTGACGCGCTGAAAGGTGCCGGCCAATCCACCGCCAACCCCATCGCTGCCTACCGCAGCCGCACGGTTGACGCCTGGAAACGTCCCCTCACCGCCACCAAGTAAGGAGTACTTCCAATGGCCGTTTCTTTCACCCCCACCGTTGTCAGCAACCCGACCGGTGCTCAAGGCAGCTATCCCCTGGAGCTGACCGTGGGCCACGAGGGCATGATTGCTGACCTGCAGGCCTATGTGTCCCGCAGCTACTACAACCAGTCCGGCGTCGCCATCCCCTTTGGCTCCCTGGTTGCCACCGACAACGACCCCGTCGGTAACGATCCCTTCGCCGTCCTGCTGGCCACCAGCGGCACCGGTGTTGTGGGTCTGTCCGTCGACGGTCTGACCTTCGAGGGCGTCGGCGGCAGCTCCGCCTACACCCCCAACCCCACCAACGTCATCGGCGACGGCTCCCTCCGCGTGGGCTACCCCGACGGCAAGACCATGAACGTCGTCTCCAAAGGCGTCGTTTGGGTCTACAGCACCGCCGCCATCGCCCTCGGTGACGCAGTGCGCTTCTTCGGCGTTGACCACTCGTCCACCGTCACTGGTGCCTACGTGGGTCGCTTCACTAAGACCGCCGTGGCCAACAAGACCTTCGCCATGACTGGCGGAGCTCGCTGGCTGTCTGAAACCAGTGGCGCCGGTCTGGTCCTCCTCGAGATCGACATCCCGGGGATCACCTTCACCGCCGACACCTGATCCCGGAGCCCCTCCCATGACCACCGAAATCCGTAACGACTCGGTCGGCCTCTTTCTTGCCCGCGAGCTGGAATCCATCCTGGCCCGCGCGTTTGAAGTCGAGTACGCCGACATCAAGTACAGCACTGTCATCCCCGTCTCCTCCGAGGTCGGCAACGGCGCTGATTCCTTCACCTATCGCGTCTTCGACAAGCAAGGCTCGATGAAGGTGATCGGCGACAAAGCCCAGGACCTGCCCCGCGCTGACGTGCTCCGCAAGGAAGTCACCCACCCGGTTCGCAGCCTCGGCGCTTCCTTCGCTTACACCGTCCAGGAAACCCGTGCCGCCGCCATGGTGCCCGGCATGAACCTGGAGCAGCGCCGCGCCAACGCCGTGCGCCGCGCCTACGAGGAGAAAGTGCAGGAGATCGCCTACTTCGGCGATGCCCCCTCCGGCATGAAGGGCTTCTTCAACAACAACCAGGTGGACAAGCTGGTGCCGGACCATTGGTTCGACACCGCGGACATCACCACCGACGAGATGCTGCAACTGCTCAACGAGCCCGCCACGCGGATCGTGCAGAACAGCAACATGAAGGAGATGCCCAACACGATGCTGGTGCCCTACAACGTGTACCGCATCATCTCCACCACTCCGCGCAGCACCACCTCCGACACCACGGTGATGGAGTTCTTCCTGCGCACCAACCCCATGATCACCGCCATCGAGCCCATCAACGAGCTCGAGGCCTCCAAGTCCGGCGGCGTCCTCTCGAAGGACCGCGTGATCTGCTACGACCGCAGCCCCGACAAGCTGCAGCTGCACATCCCGCAGCCCCTCGAGTTCTTCCCGCCCGTGCGCACCGAGCTCGAGTTCTCCGTCGCCGCTCATGCTCGCATCGGCGGCCTCGCGCTCTACTACCCCAAGAGCGCCATCGTGCTCGAGAAGGCCTGATCTAGGCCTGCAGCCTTGCGCTTGCTTTGTTGGCTCTTTCACCTTTCTGACCATGATCCTCGTCTATCGCCCCGAACTCGAAAGTCCCCCGATGGACCCCGAGTGCACGATTGGCTTCTCGTTTGTCCAACACAACGGACAGCCCGAAAGCATCCAGGTGAAGTCCGGCGTCAACCGCGACTTCCCCGAGAACGTGTGGGAGCAGATCAAGGGCTACGACGTCGTCAAGAACATGCTCAAACTCGGCGCCCTGCGCGTCGAAGAAGAGCAATCTTTCGTGGCCGACCCCGCAGCAGTCGCTGACGTGGACTCCATCGCGGACATGCCTGTGACCCAGGCCCTCCGCCTCGTGGAAGACAGCTTCGACGTCGCTCAACTCAAGCGTTGGGAGTCCGGTGAGCAACGCATCCGCGTTCGCAACACCATCAGCAAGCGCATCGCTGCCATCACAGAGGGCAACGGCTGATGGCAGTCCCCACCTCCAACGAGTTTCTTATCCGCTTTCCCGAGTTCGGTGAGCTTGCCCTCGCCGTAGTCCAAAGCGCACTCACGGAGGCTGGCCGCTCCACCCCCGCGGCCAACTGGGGCACTGTTCATACCGAGGCCGTCAGCAATCTGGCGGCCCACATCCTCTCCACTCGCGTCATGCAGGTCGGCTTACAGGTCGGAAGCCAATCCGGCCAGCCCCTCGGCACCGGTTTGACCGCCAGCTTGTACGGCCAGGAGTACGAGCGCCTCAAAGGCAACCTCGCCCTCTCTGGATTCGCGCTGTAGCCATGGCCATCTCCGCTGCCACGATCGCCAACTACGCCCCCTGGGGCAATGCCCAGTTGGCGTTCGAGGTTGGTGGAACCACGCTCAGCACTGACGCGGACACCGGCAACACCGTGCAGACGCTCGAGACCGTCGAATACCTGGCTGCCCTCAAACTCGAGGCTCCCTCGTGGAACGGTCAGCCCGGCGTCGACAACTCCAGCTACCGCTGCAGCGGACGCCTTTTGAGCCCCGACCGCCTGGACACCCGGATCACAAACGGCAGCCAGGCGGAAGCCATCATCAATGGCTACCGCGGACGATTCGAGCTCGTCTTCGACCTCGACATGGACAGCGCTGCCTATCAAGACATCCGCCAGTCCATCCAAGGCACGTTCCGTGTCATCGGAGGCTCCATCAGTGGCTAGGCGCCCCCTTGATGCCCAGCTCCGCGCTGCCACCGCGCAAGCGACACGGCAGCTCGCTACTTGGCTCGACACCCGCTTCACGACGGAGATTTCCTCCGTCAAGTGGGAGTATCCCACACCCCCCAAGGTGCGGGACATCGTAGATACAGGCCGCCTCCGCGCCAGCCAGACTCGCGTCGTCAATCCTGACGGCTCGATCACCTTCACCTGGCCGGTCGAGTACGCCGCTCAGGTCCACGAGGGCGGAGTAGCCATCACTGGCCTCCGCTTCCCCGGTCGCCCCTGGACAAAAGCCCCTCTTGAGGAGGCCCCCGCCCAGTTCGACCTCTTTCTGCGCAACGCCCTCCGCGCTGAGCAGTCATGACGATCTCGACCAGCTGTCCCCCGGTGCGCTCACTGCGCACCACCATCGAGCGCTACATCCTCGACCTCTACGAGGCCGACGGCACAACGCTCCGCTCCCAAGCCAGCTGGCCCG